GTAATTAATTGGAAGTGTAATAGACTCCCCTGACTCGAAGCGTTCAACATCTCTTATAAAGTGATACTGTTTGATGTTTACAGAGTTGATTTTATCTAAAGCAGAGAATGGAAGGTCTTCTATGTCCGTTTTAAGCTTACGAGAAGAATTAGGGATAAATTCTTGCGCCCACATACGCCCTGTAGCGCTAATATTCTCTTGCGCTCGTAATGTTCTTAATTCTATATCTTTCCATCCCTTACCCATCATATCTTTAATCTGCAAGCCATTGTTATAACCTTGTACAAAACTTGACCTTATCATTGCATTACCCATAATTAAATCATGATCGGTGGCGCCGTTTACGAAATGTATTTTATAGTCACTGCCTTTTCTTTTGAAAGTAAACTGCCCCGCGTTATTTGTAAAAATATGTGGTTCAGTTGTAGTTACAGAGAAGTAACCATATCCTGGAGCCCATCCTTCAGATTCAAAAATAATATTATTCAAGTTTTGAAAACGAAATTGTCCATCTGAATATACGCTCAGATGTCCACCGTCATTATGCATTTGAATATAGTTTGACCAAATATTAGTTCCTTCTGCATTTTCTCCTTTAGAAATCCCAAATTTTGCATATGCTTTAGAAGGTTGATCAACTCCATTAATTCGCGGCATGACTTGATAAATATAAAATGATCCTGTACCAGCGTATTTTCTATTATCAGAACCAAGGACTAATGAAGGTTGAATACTTCCATCATCTGTTTCCATAAATCCTATATAGCCACGTGGCTTATCTAAATCGAAAATCTTCATGTCTTGTTTATTTATTTCAACAAATCTGTTTCCACTCGTTTTAAGTGTTACTCCTTCTAAAACTTTTCCTTTGATATGATTTGCTGTAATAAAACCTACTAAGTTAATTCTGTTCGCATTCAAAGTAATGTTTTCTTTACTCATATTAAATGCTGCGATTACATCATTTTCTTTTACAGATATACTAACGCCCTTTTCAGTTAACTGAAGACGGGTTTCCATATCTCTTACATAAGATGATGTGGCAAATTGCCCATTTGCTTGATCTTTTGTATATACCTCTGTCTTTTTGGCTGAAGCATTTATACCCTGTTCATTGATAATAAAGCGGTTATCAATTAAAGTCATCTTCTGGTTAAATTGTTCAGTTGCAAGTTTGTTAGCTAGTTCACCCAACAAATCTTGTTTATTTTTATCAACTATTTGCTTTAATTCAGGTATCTTAAACCCTGCAACATAATCCTCTACTTGTTTAAGCTCAACTTTTGCACCGATTGCTGTTGCCTGTTGTTCGAGCTTTGAATTTGCTTCAGTAAGCTTTTTCCCTTGATCTGATACTACATTATTTAAATTGCCCACTGTGGTGGATAGTCCGCTTGCTGTTTGCTCTACTGTAGTCATACGCTTTTCGAATCCGGCTTGACTATTTTGAACAGTGGTTACAGTGTTTTTTTTACGCCATCCACACTTTTTTCAATCTCGGTTGTTTTCTTGGTGAATTCATCGGTTGTTACTTGATCTTCTGAAGGAGTACGATAACTTGTTGGTATATTTCCTTCCTCTAATTGCATGTTTCTAATCTTGATGTTTGTGATTTTTGTAGGAGTCCATCCGTTGCCTACACCAATAACAGAATTATCGTAGAAATCTTGTGTGATATTGTCGGGCATTATAAACGTGGCAGACACCTTAACCCATTGACCTGCTATTGTTTTAGGTGTACGCATAATTCGTTTTGCTACAAGATCATTGTCATTTGTTCCCGTAACAGTAGTAACACCAAAATTGTTAATATCAATTGCGGTTGGGATAACTTCGTCAGCAAAAATTTCGTAACTAATGGTATATGTTCTGCCTACAAGTAACAAGGCATTTTTAGAAGTGTATAAAATACCTTTCCAACTACCACTTGCCCCAGCAGGAATTGCTATGTTCCACCATTTATTACTATCGTCAAACGTTATGCTTGTTCCTCCGGCTGCACCAAAGGATTTTTGTTTATAAAAGTTCTGGCCACCAATTTTAATATCATCAAACTTTTTCTCAACACTCTCTAATTTTTCACTAGTCTTCCCAGCTTGCTCTTTAATTTCGGTTGTTGTTTTCTTTAATCCGTTTGTATCGGATTGTATATCAGTTATCGTCTTTTTTGTACCTTCTACAGTTTGTTCGACTGTATTTAATTTGTTACTGATTTCAGTATCTTTTTTTGTTAACGATTCAATAGAAGTTTTAAATCCATCTGCGGTTTGCTCTGATTTTGTTACACGTTCCGTAAGCTTTCCTTGTTCGTTTTGAATACTATTAACAGAAGTATTAATACCCTTAATAGTAGTTTCAATTTCTACCGTTTTTTTAGTAAAATCAGTTGTTGTTACTTGGTCTTCTGGCGCTGGTGTCCAATCTGTTACTTTGTTTCCGATTTCTATTTTAGGTCTACCTACTTTTACATAGTCACCGCCACATTGGATATACACTGCATTCTGTTCTGTTTTTAAAACTTCTATATCTTTAATCCACACAGTTGTACTTATGATACCTTTAAAATTCATACCATCCGTTATTCTTAACCAAGCACCTAGATGTTGAATTGAATTATCGGAATATCGTATGGAAGGTTCAAAACCAATTCTATTATTTGGACTAACACCTGTTTTTGCATTTTTAATTTCAACAGAAACACTCAATGTAACCTGTTTTCCTTGTAAATCTTTTAAATCATTTACAAATTTAAAATTTTGAATAGTATTAGGTGGAGATATAAATTTATCAGAATCAAGGACATAGTTTCTTACACCGACATTTGTGTTATTAACAGTGGTCTCTAGTTCGTTTAACTTTTGTTTAGTACCATTTGCTGTTGTTTCAATTTCATTTGTTTTGTTTTGCAGTTTAGTTAAACCATCGTTTGTTTTCGTTAGCTCAGATTTCTCTGCTTTTTGTTTAAGAGCCTCATTTGTTTGACTCATAGATGTGTTAATATCTTGGAACTTTTTAACGTTACCATTCTTATCAGTTTCATAGATTTGTTTACCAATAAATCCATTGTTAATTTCCTCTTTTGTAAACACTCCAGATTTATCAGCTTTATCTTTTAACTGTGTATTAATCCATGTTTGATCCACTTTTCCATTAACTTGCTTTTGAACATCCACTATTTGTCCAGCTATCTCTTGCGCTTTACCTTCCACACTTTGAACCTTTTGATTTAACTCCGTTTTCGTAGACTCAATATCTTTATTCACCTGATCCAATGTTTCTTTCTTAACTGATTCCACATCAGGAACAACTGATTCCCAAGCTGCACCTGTCCATATTTTTAAAATACCAGGCTTCCCATTACTAATATCACGCCAAAGTGTTTTATAAGGTTTAAGTCCTGTTGTCGGTGGATTCTTAGCTTCAATGATGTCTACCGTGTTATTTTTAAGATTCTCTTGCACTTTTTCAGCCAATGTTTTCGCTGCTTCGGATTCCTTCTTAGCATTACTAGCTGTTTCATTTGCATCTTTCACTAATTTATCTAACTGATCTATCAGTTCTTGCTTACTTCCTAATGAACTAAGAATACGATTATATATCTTTCGTAGTTCTTCATTTGGATCAGTAATTTCGCGATAATCACCAAACACATATTTATCTTGTGTAGGATCTGTAAAAGATTCATCACCAGCAATCACACGTGCTTCAAGGTATAACTTAGGCGTGAAGCCTGTATCCTTGATTCGGATTGTATCGCCCTCATTAATTAGTTCATGCGCTAATCCGAAAATACGTCCAATCGATTGCGCTTCTACTTCATATGCGACTGAAGAATTGACACGTTTTTTTAATTCCGTCTTCATCAAAGTCAGTAATCGCTGTGGTGTCATATTTCGGTCTTCTGTTTCTGGAGTGTAGAAACCAAATTTATGTTTACCATGCGCATTCCAGCGTTGAAAGGCATCATTATCTGTAATATAAAGAAGTCCGTTATTGATGCTCTCAACCGTGATAAGTTTGTCACCTTCACCTCGTACAAAACCGACAAGTGCTGTGCAAATATCCCTGGAATGTTCAATGCGCCTAACGCCTACTAAGTCTTTTCCCAGGGTTACTTCCTTCCCTGTTTCTCTCCCTCGTTTATTTATCATATCGACGTACCATCCAGTAATTTGAGAACCGGATACTTCAACACGATATTGTATTTCCAACTCAAACAAAGCCGCAATTTTCTTTAAAAAAGTGAGGGGATCGATGAATTCATCAATAGTCATCGTGTGGAATGAAGAATAATCCGTTATTCCACGTTGCCATTTTGAATCAGCAAGAGCGATATCAATAAACGTATTAACTGTTTCGCTCTCTATACGTTGAGGTTTAATAATCCCATCTTTGGCTATTTGAACCCAGGCACCGGAAGAGTGTACAGTTAATGATCTATCCTTTGAATCTTTTTCTACTTCATTGTTAATAACATACGGAACAATTCGACCATCTCGTACTTCCTTTAAAACCAAGTTCTGCTGTTGTAATGTAATTGCATGTGGAGTGCCGTCAAAAGTTTTGAACTCTAGCATATCAATGTTATTCTTGATTTCCCAATGACGTTTATCTTCCCAGTAGTCCTTTGGTTGAATAGCGGATATAATTTGATCTGTTTTGAAATCAACAACATGAAGTAATCCGCTTGGTGTTCTCATCGAAATCGCTCCCTATATTTAACTTTTGCTGTTCCAATATCAGATGGTATAATTTCGAGTATATTAGCGCCTTTATTAATAACAGGAAAATTACTGAAAAACTCTTTTATGTTAATTGCGTTTTTTCCTTCAATACTGACATGACTACTTTCTGTATCAATCACGACTTTATCACCAACATCAACTATATAAGGTGGTGTGTTATTCGTATTTAAATTCACTTTCCAAAACTTCAAATCACTAACTGACATCGCTTCTACTGGCGGTACATCCTGCCACTGCATGATACTAATCTGTATTTGAGCTGCTTTTTCCATATGCTTATTGTCTTTATCAGTCCATCTCGCAAAGCGCTCTGAATCATCTTTTTCTGTCCCTGGAAGGAATTTTGAAATATACGCTTCCCATACATTTCCGGTCCTAGCTATCCACAATCGACCCAAATATTGATTCCATGTATTTGGGTAATCGCCACTCTCATAGATCAAACCTGTTTTCCCCGGCTTATTATCATATCCAATTACCATCGTTCCAAAATTTTGTTCAGCTTGCCAATAAAGATCATTCATAGCAATTTTCGAAAGAACTTTGCTGTTTTCATCGAGTATCGCTATCTCAACCCGTCCCATTTCATTGATTTTCTTGCTCTTACAAGTAACGTAAGCTTGCATAATAAAATCTTCTACTGGACCACCAGGTATACTTTTTTTAACCGCTGCACCATGCCAACCTTTACCTGTTCCTGTGCCAAAATCAGAACAATAAAACTGATATTTATCGGATTTCATTTCGCCAACCGGTTCCCCATCTTCCATTGAGCTGACTTTACTCCATCCGACCGTAGTAGCCATTTCATCCCATAATATACGTTGATTCCTTTCTACAGGCTTTTCCACAGTTTTTAGTGGCATACCGATACGAAAATAATCTCGATCACTTAAAGACACCCCGCCGAACCATACATCTAAAAAAGTGTTTGGCTTTGTAATATCAATTTCAATGATAGGGTTAGAATGAACTGTTCCTTTATTTTGGATATTAGCAACTAACCCATTAACATCTTTTTTAAATTCAACGGTTTGCTCTTTTCCTAACTTATATGGCATTGGACATACTAGTGTAATAGTTGCTTGATGAATATTAGATTTTTCTAAAGTCTCCTCTACAGATTCCTTAATCCCGTAATACACAATATCTGGTTCGTCTGTGAAGGTAATTTTTACAGGTCCTTCTGTATCTAATAAACCATTTAATTCGTCTATCCGTTTCCTTAGTTCAAAAAGAGAGACTCCCTTAAGAGAGAAATCTACTTCTAATACTCTCTTGGGAGTCCTTTTACTTAAAAAATATGAACCTGGGCGGTGAGGTACGGTTAACTCATTAATTTCATCACTTAAAATTCCGCGACCTCTTATATCGTTAACCATAAAAAATCCTTTTTCGTATTTTTGCTCGAAATATTCTTCTAAATTAATCCCATTAAAAACTAACAATCTACCGCCCTCCTTTAAAATACTTCTTTCCGTTTTTTCACAGCTTCTTGCTCTCCAGTGATATCATCAACGAACCTATTAAACTCTTGTCTACCAAGCTGTATATTAATATAAGCGGGTTGTCTTTCACTAGCTGTAGAATTTGAAGCAGTTCCGGCATCCGTATTCCCTGAGCTTGTTTGTGGTTTAGCTGTCTGGTACGCGCCAAGTCCTCTTGGCATTCCGTATACAGTCTCTACTTGTAGGGCTTCAGGTTTCATCCATTCAGTCATTTGTTCGGTTGTTCTTTGTACAGCACCTTTCATAGCATCTATACCATTAATCCAACCTTTCATCATATTGACACCAATGAAATCCCTGAACCAACGACTCGGTGAGTGAATCGATAACAGACCAGAAATTTTATCTTTGATTCCATTTCCAATGTCCGTAATTTTGTCCCAAATAGCCCCAGCCATAGAGCTTATACCATTTAAAAGCCCCTGCATCATATTTTTTCCTATGCTTCCTAAATCAATTCCGCTTAGGAATGACTTTACATTGCCAAAAATTTGAGTCACTGTGTTATAGATAGAATTTAGGATGTTAGATGTCGCTGACTTAGCCGCATTCCAAATTGAAGAAATGATGCTACCTGCTGCGTTCATAACAGATGAAATGACTGAACCTATACCTGAAAAAATTGAACTTACTAGAGAACCTATCGCTGATAAAACACTAGAAAAAATAGATTTTACTAGATTTAGCCCACCAGTCACGACCGCGGAAATTAAATTTATCGCCCCTTGGATGATATTTCCGATTAATGACATTACACTCGACGTAATGCCTTTCACCGCGTTCCACGCTCCACTCCAATCACCTTTTAAAACTGAAGTGAAAAGCTTTATTATGTTGGTGATTATCCCAATAGCAGAGGTTATTACGCCCATAATAGCTGGAAAAACTGCCTGGACAATCGACAAAATAAATTGAATCGCCGGGATCACTACGCCTTTTATTATTGTCGCTAAACCTTCAAGTATCGCAGTCGCTACGGGAATCGCCGCTTGAATTATCGAAACTATTACCGGGAAAACCGCCTGAACGATTTGTAAAATTAAAGGGATAACTGTATTCGCTATGATAGAGATTACCTGGCCCAATAATTGAATAATAGGAATCGCAACGGAAATCGCAGCAGCTATAATCCCAGCTATTACTGGGAAGACCGCTTGTACCGCCTGGAGAATAATCGGAATCACCGACGTCGCTATGATTGATAAGACTTCTCCAAACCCTTGAATCAGCATTCCTGCTATGCTAAATGCCGCCTGGATTACTTGTAATATAATAGGGAATGCCGTTTGAAAAGCTTGAGCGAATATCGGTAAAACTGTGCTTGCTAGCTCAGTAAAAATTTGGGCTACTTGTTGTATAGCCTCTGTTATCACTGGCATAATTTCTATTGTCGTATCAGCAAACATCTGAATTAATTCAGTAATCATAGGCATTACTTCTTGTATTACTTGACCGAAAAGCTTAAATAAGTCAGACGCTAAAGGTACTACGGCTTGGATTGTTTCTCCAAACAAACGGAATAAGTCGAGTGCTATCGGTACTACAGCTTGTACTACTTCACTAAACAAACTAGCTATTGTAGCACCTAACTCACCAAAAGCCGCACCTAACTCAGAAAGAGCAGGTCCAAGTGTCGCGAAACTTTCTGCTATAACTTGTCCAGTTTTCGCAAATTCAGGAGCAAGTGGTGCAAATGCTTGTGTAATCCCTTGAGCTATTGACTGAACAACAGGCAAAATCGCAGACATTACAGAACTAAAAATTGATTGTATAGACTGCCAAGCCGACATAAAAGCAGACTTCACTTGATCGTTTGTATTTATCAATTTAAATATCGTAGCACCTAAAGAACCTACAATAGCGATTACCCACCCTACGGGTCCAGAAACACCTAAAAACGATAAACCTAAACGTACAATTAATGGTGTTAAAGTAGCTATCGTATTTCCTATTGAAGAGAAGGACATTTTTATAAAGTCAATCACTGGAGAAACGGCAGAACCAATTCCGGAGAATGCTGAACTAAGTCCTGATATTGCTGAACTAAACGCACCGCTTATTCCTTGACCAAACTCACTGAACTTTGATTTTATCGTAACTAGCGAATTCTCTACAGCTATTGCAAAACCAGAAAATACTTGACCCGCTTTAATTAACCCTGCCTCTAATGCTGTGCCGATTGCTGTACCCATTGCTGAAAATTTTCCCGGTATTGTCCCAAGATAAGAACCTAAAGAATCAATAGCAGATTTCATAGCTTCAACTGCCGCTACTGTCCCACTTTTTATTGATTCCCATGCATTATTAACGGCATTTCGAAAAGTCTCATTATGTTTGTATAGTTGAACTAGCGCTACCCCCACTAAGCTTAGAATTGCAATAACCGCACCAACCGGTCCTAACAATAAGGCAAATCCGGCTCTCAGTGCTGACAAAGCAGCCCGCAGCATTACCGCACCTTTTGATGTTCCCGACATCCATAGCATAAGTTGACCGAGAGTGATAATTGCACCGCCGATTGCGTTAATAACAATACCCGCTACCGTTGCTATAACTAAAAAAGCCGTAGTAAATGCTACTACCGAAGCAATCACCGTCTGCACAGGAGCTGGTAATTTCATAAACGCATTTGCTAAGGTTTCAACTACTCCAGCTACAGCCATTAATGCAGGAGCTAATGCATCAGTAAACGCACGTGCTGCAGCATCAAGAGAGGATTCCATTTTCGTCAGTGCTCCGGCCCATCCTTCAAGCATAGAGTCCGCAGCTTTTTTAGAAGCACCGTCCGATTTCACTAAGGATTGTGTTAAAGCTTCAATCTTTTCAGGTCCCGCTGCTACAAGTGCCATCATACCAGATACAGCTTCTGTCCCAAATATTGTTGCTAACGCCGCACCTTTTTGTGCACTTGTCATACCTTCCATTCCTGATTTCAACTCACCAATAATTTGAGACAATGGTTTCATATTACCTTGTTGATCCGTAATAGATACGCCAAGCCGTTTTAACTCATTTGCCGCTGCTTTTGGCGGCTTAACTAAACGTAGTAAAGATGCACGTAATGCTGTACCAGCGGTCTCCCCTTTAATACCGCTATTTGACATAATACCAACAGAAGCCGCTAATTCTTCCATCGATATGCCTAATTGAGCTGCTGGACCCGCCGCATATTTAAAAGCGTATTGCATATCCCCTACACCTGCAGCTGTTGCGTTTGCGGCTGTTGCTAGAACATCAGCAACATGTGTACTTTGACTTGCCTCCATACCAAATGAGTTTAAAGCTGACGTAATCGTATCAGCAACCATCCCCAGGTCTTCGCCTGACGCAGCCGCTGCACTCAACACACCAGGTAATGCGGACGTTGCTTGAGCCGAATCGAAACCTTTCGCACCCATTTCAGCGAAAGCCGCTGCTACCTGCCCTGTTGAATACACAGAATCCTTTGCCATATCAAGAATCGCTTTCTTTACTTGACCGTAGTCACCTGCAGTTAAAACTGCCGCTTTACGAGTCTGCGATTCAAATTCTCGTGACTTTTGAATCATACTCCCTAAAGCAAAAGCCGACGCTGCAGCTGCAGGACCAAATGCATTTTGCATTGTTTGCCCTGTTTGCTGTACACGTCGACCCATTTCAATTGCTT